CTTGGACATTGTATTGGAAAGACGTACCTCAGAGCCTTTATTAAGCGTCTGGTCCAGGTTATCTTGTTTTTCATCAGACATTGTCGTTACCTCCAAAAAGAGATAATCCCCCGCCAATTAGTGAGGGATCTCCTTGTATTATGATGCGTAAGCAAATACGATTTCAGCAGCTACACCGTTCGGATTGTCCTCCGTTACGAAGCCTTCCAACACTTCGAGCTGCAATTGGTTAACTGACGGTGTTTTACGTTGTGCGCCGATGTTGGTTGTGCCGCCACCAATAGCATTGTAGATGGTTAACTGGCACTGTACCGTTTTGCGAGTGCGGTCATCCAGCAATTCGAAACGGTGAACAAACTTGAATGGTTTGGGCTTCCGCAGACCATCAAACACAGTGGTTTCCGCTGTCGCAGATGACCATTTGTAAGTGACAACGATAACAGAACCGGTGTTTGCTGCGGCGGAAGTAATAATGCCATCGGAAGAAATAGCATATTGAGCCGCCGTAGGCGCAGAAGCAACCCGTTCCAGTTCCGTCAGTTTACCGTTAGCATCCTTCAGCATAACCGCATCACTTCCAGCGATGATTGCTGTAACATCGTATTTTGCAAGCCCTTTGATTTGGTAGCCATCAGATGCAAGAACGCCTTCTTCCAGCTCATCCATATTTTTTACGCCTGTGACTGTTTGCGAGCCTTGCGTAATTTCTGCCAGAGCCGGGGAATAACGCGGCACTTCAATAGTAACGATGTCCTGCAAATCCTGCGCCGTCAAATGGAACGGATAGCCAGATTGTCCGCCGAACACTTTGGTCCAGGAGAACTGTGGCGCAAAGATGACACTGTTGATTTTTTCATCAATGTATCTCAACTTTCCGTTTTCGTCGCGGAACCAGATTGTTCCTACGCCATCCATAACAATTGGATTCATGGTTTCTTTCACTCCTCAAAATTAAATTAGCCCCCAAAGCAATCTGTCGATTTCTTGGAGGCGTTTATATTCGTTTGTGTGCTTATAGCTTTCATCATCCGGTACAGCAACGTTCATCAGGCCAAGCGCTGTTGCGATTTCAACCTTCTCATCAACAAGTAACTGCAACTTTTCTTCGCGTTCAGTCAGTGTTGGTTCCTTGTTGCCTCCCCTTTTCGGCTTTTGGTCCATCCTCTCACCTCAATTCATTCGGATGTAGTCAACGTCATAAATCGCTTTATATCCCTTAACGCCGGTTATGCCTGTCGCAAAGTCTGTGTCATACGTCAAAACGCACCTAAACGTGTCCAAAGACTTCGTTCGCAAATTTTGATCATGGAGAATCTTAAAGGCAGCTTCAGACATCTTTCTTGCCACAAATGATTCCTTTGCATAGAAGTCCAAACAAAACTTGCCTTGGTAAACCAATGGGTTACGACCAAAACGACCAGGCATAACATAAATTTGTACTTGTGGTGCGCTGTTAGGTGTAATCGCTGAATCGGGTTCCAATCCCTTGATAATCCTCTTCACTACTGCTTCTTCAGGAGATGAAGGAGATAGTGCCAGAAAGGACATAAACAATTCATCTTTAACAAGCAGGCTGAAAACGGCGTTGATTAGCGCATAGCTCATCCCTTCACCTCACTTTGAAGTATTTGTGATACGGAAAGTTTATTATGACTTCTTGCAGCCCTTCAAGGATGCGATTTCGATTCGCTTGCAGTGCTTGCCGGAGGAAAAATGTTGGCGGCGTTGGCCCAAAGCTTTCGTCAATGTCTCCACGCGCCGCCAGTTCCTCCAAATCGACGCCTGCCATGCCGCCCTTGGATGATTTGATTGTTCCGTCTATAGACTTGTAATGTCCAAACCCGCGCCCAGCAACAACCCTTGACGAACGTGACCGGAATCTATTCCATAAATCCGAATTCATGTAACTCATTAAGCCCGGGTTATCCTGCGGCCCAGCCATTAAAGAGCCTTTACCGAACTGTTCCAGCCACGCTTGCCAATATTCTGTCGTGATTTCCATCGAAAACATATCTGAAGCTAGTGTCTCAAGCTGCCGTCGGAGATGATTACGAACTTCGGGATAATAGCGGACATTGCTTTTCGCTGTTTCCTCCACCAGTTCCGATAGTGCGATAACTTCTTTAATCAGTTCATTCCGCAAGTCCCGTTCTGCCGCCTGATAGTTGTAGCCCGTATACCCATTCATCGGACATCCTCAGACAACTGAACGTGCAGGAGATTCGGATACTTGATACGGTCAACAACATCAACTTGATAAGGACGGCCATCCAGAATAATCCGATCAGGCTCTATGAGCGTTGGGTCTTGTGGCTGCTTAACATCTACGCTTGGTGCCAACACCAGCACATAGCGCGTTGTCGGCAATAGACCAGGGTCATCTATTTTCATCTGGCCTGAAACAAACTGAGCAAAACAAAGAATGTTTCCCTGTACAGTTTGAAAAGATGACTCTACTGGATCGTAATCTGCATCATACGATTGCATAAAACGTTGAACCTCAACATTGGTGTTAGCCTTAAGAAGCGAACAATACTTGTCCCTGTCCACTGTAAAGCGCAAAGTAAGCACAAAGAACGAAACATCTGTATCAACCATCATTCCTGGCTCAACAGCAGATGTAGGAGCAAATAAGCCGTTATAGACGTATTCCTTGCCCATAACCGTTGTTGCTTTTGTCTCCCGCGATAAGATAACACAGTCAGGCTGCCCTCCAACTGTGCAAGGTGTATGGCGATGCGTGAATTCATGGAACACGAATCCTTCACCTCCGGTATCTCGATTCTTTCAAGCGTGTTGGACCAGCGACATCAAGCATTTGCTTTGTGGTGCCTTCATCGTCTGTTACGGAACCAATAAGCCCCTCGATTTCTTCCATGAGGGCTTCTTTCAAACGGCTCCAATCAGTAGCGAAGTTTTCAACTGTGAAATCAAAATCTTTTTTTGCTTTCCTGATTCGAGCATTCATTGATGGAGCCAAAATAACTGCCACCATACATATGGTAGCGGCATAAATGTATCGTTCTTTCTTCTCTGTTGCTGTCGCGTAATCAGGAACCATTTCGATAATTCGGTCTTCGGCAATGGGAAGGACTGACGGTGCATCAATATCGGCGTCCGAAACAATGTCAGCTCCTACCCCAAGTCTAGATCGTATTTCTTCGTGGTACGTTTCGCTGTTTAAGATGTTATTCGGCATTGCCTTCACCAGCAGCTTGAATGGCCTGCTTCAGTTCATCGACGCCCATTTTGGTATAACCAGCAATTTTCAATTCCTTCGCCGCAGCTTTAAGTTCCTTCAATTCGGAATCAGGCTCAAAGGCTTGAAGTTTTTCCAATAATTCCGCTTCCCGGTCCAGCGCAGCTTGAAGTTCCATTTGAAGTTCCAATTCCCGCTCTGTCGGCTCCGGACTTAATACGTCTTGATTAACAATCTCAGCAAGAAGTTGTCCAGTAGCGGCATTACGTGTTCCCTTTATGGCAATATCAATGAGTCCTTGAGGGGCATCAGTTACAATGTCCCCTGCATTGTATTCACCTACAGCATCAACCAGCACTTTTACAATAGTCATGTAGCGCCCTCCTTAAGATGCCACTGTCGCGAAGATATGCCAGTTGACATATTTCAGTCGCGGCAGAACAGTAGCACCGTTAATGACCTGCCATTGATCAGGATCTCCGCTGATCAGCTTCGGCAGAGCAAACTTACCAGGATGCCCCGTGAAAATATCCTCGTAGTTGTTCGGGCTTGTTACGAGATCCATAATGCTGCCCGTCATGCCCTCTCCAAGGATGATAATTGCGTTGTCCGGAATAAACGGATAAAACACGCCATTATCATCGATGTAACCACCGTCATACACTTCATACTTCAGACCATTGAGATTTTGATCAAGCGTTGCTGCAAGTGAATCCCCGGTAACAATTTCTTTGCCCAAGGTAAACTTCACCAGTTCGCGGATTTTGGCATTTTGCTTCAGCAGCGCATCAACCTTTTTATTTGCAATGATTTTAACCGCCCTCGCACCGCTGCCGCGGAAGCGAAGAATCCAATCATCAATGTCCTTCAGTGGATCGGAATTCGCTGTATCTGTCCAAAGGGTAGCCGCTGTAGGCTTGTTATTGGAAGGCACGCCGTAATCAATCGTAACTGCTGGTTTGGTTTTTGTGGCAGGCACAACCAATGTACCTGTCAACGAGCGCCAACGCATCCATTCAAATCGAGTCTCAAGGCGGGCATTCAACCCTACCATGCGCTCAACCATGTATTCCTCTGCCCATAGCTGCTCCAGCTTGTTTCCTGGCTGACGAAGAGTCGCCATTTTTTCGCGGTCAATAATAACCTTTTCGCGCCATTCCTGATTCGTGAAGCTCATGTGCTTAACGACAGGAGGAGTATGAATTGGAGAAGGGTCATTCAAGCCGGTAGGCGGTGTCATGCCTGTATCGTCATACGTAATATCGTATTCGATGGTCAGGCCGCGTTCCGTTTTAAGATCAACACCTCCAGTAAGCAATTGCGCCCCACGGAAAGAGTTGATATCCGTGCGGATGTTTTGAACAACTTCTGTTAAGAACAACGGATCAAGTACATTAATTGCCATTATTGTTTTCCCTCCTATACAAAGTAGCAAAGACGCAGCGCTGTTTTAGCCGCAGCATTAATGCCTGTCAATTTTGATTCAGTGAATATTCCTGCAATCCATGCGGAAGCTCCGATATCGGAGTCAGTTGTATCCTGATCGTTATCGAGAATACATACAGCAGTTTGAGAACCATCAGTGGCAGTAGAGTCATAAGGAACAAATTTGCTGGTAGCAGTTATGCGCCCAAGAACCGTTCCTTTCTTCACGATGCCATTGCCCTGCGCCAATAAAACGCCGCCAGGAATCCGTGCTTGCAGATCAGTCGAAGCGAGAACTTCAACAAACGTTTGCTCATACGCGATACCAGGGCCAGGCTTGCCATTGTATTTTGCAAATTCCATGATTATTTATCCTCCTTCAGCAGATTGGAATGGCCGGTGCTTTTAAGTGCAGCGCGCGCTTCATCCCTAGCCAACGCCCTAAGCTCTTCCGGTGTTTTTTCGGTTGGCTTGTTGTTTGGATTGCTTGGAGCAGCCCCATTCAATGCGCCAACAGGCAAGTTGATATCATCGCCTTCAGTTTGTCTTCCTCCGCCCCCAAACAAAGCCTTGGCCTGCGCATCGTATGAGTCACGGATTTTTTCAACTTGTGCAGCCGACAACGCTTCGAAAGAAAGCTTCATAGCCTCCACGTTGAACGCTTCGCCCAGCGCACGAACGCCAGCACCGCATGTTTCATCAATCAATTTCAGCTTGTAGGCTTTGCCATCCTCAGCTTGTGTGGTAAGACTTGCAAGCTTGCCGATGATATCGGCATCTGTTTCGACACCCAAAGCAGTTTTCACTTGACCAAGCAACAAAGTTGCTGCCGCTAATGAAGCAGCCTGTGTTTGCTGTGCTGCAAGAGCAGCTTTTTGTTCTTCCGTCACATTCCCAGCTCCTTTAGACTGTGTTTCAGTCTCGTTATTTTGGGGACTCTGAATTACAAATCCGTCAATCCCCGATTTATTGCTAAATGAATAAAAGACACGGCAATCGCTCGGAAGCGATTTTGTGTCTTCTGATAAAAATTGTAATGATTGTTTGGCTTGCGATTCAGTTCCATTGCTCATTACAATCCCGGCTCCAGGGTACGCCCCATCAAAAACAAGCGAGTTTTCCATTAGATCACCGTCATTGATATCCACGATGCAGAGTTTGGAATCATACTCTCGCCCTCTGATATGGGGACAGCTTCCACCAAAATACTCCTGCCCACAAATTGAACACGTTTGACTATTCACTGTAAATCCAATTGAAGTATCAAAAATAGTTCCTGCATCAATGCCATCAGCGATCTGATCGATCTTTATATCCCCGACCTCTTGACCTAATTTCATGTAATGGTCAGCGTAAAGCGCCAGTTCATCGCCGTCCATTTGAAGCCGGCTTTCAAACGTTCTGCCGATTGGAATTGTCATCACGCCAAGATTGGCCCATGAATGGTCCAACAACAAAGAAACGCCCGCCTTTGCTTGAGCAGCCATTTTCCTCAAGAAGTTCGGAGTAAGCCGCATGAACCGCCGGGGAATGATTTGGTCACCTACCAACTTTGCAGGGAAGACAAAGGTTTCTTCCTCTGTTAAAGGAACTCGGGCAAGCTGATTGATTTGGGCCAACTGTTCTGATGTAGGTTTAGCCATTGATTATTCACCTCCTCCCGGTGGAATCTGTTCTTCTGAATTTTGATCGTGTTTACTTTCAAGCATAGGAACCAGTTCGGGCGGTATTTTCGGATTCAAGCCGAGAGTCCAGCGTATTTCCTCCGCCGCCTCTTTTGGTGTAATGTAGAAGTTCTTTTCTGCTGTGACGTAATTGCTAATTTTGGCCCTTCGGTCACGTTCCACTTCATTTTCAGAGCGTAAATCGATTGGAGCGTAATCCACTTCAACATTCGTCTGCGTCCCTCTAACCCTTGCAGATAATGAAAAAGCCCGCTGCCAGAAACGTTTTGAAACGTTCCGCGCGGACTCCACATTTTTGATATAGATTTGGGTATCAATGGAACTGTATGTCTCTGTAGAACCTTGATGACGGGAAAGAATGGTAAGCAGCGTTTTAAGCGATGTCGCCATTTGGGTATCAATGATGTCAATCAGTTTCTTGATATCGATCATTGGACCGGCATTGCCGCCTTTTAGATACTCGACCTTCACGCTATCCCAATGGATTAGGGAGTCATCTGGATTAAGTGAATTAAAATGGCTCAAGGTTTCAGCCATCCGTTCGCGGAGCCATTGTTCCTGAGCCTTCGGATTACTCTTGTATTGAACCGGTGCATTCTTCAACATAATTTCTTCCATCATTGATATGTCCAATCGCGGATAACCTTGATTGTGAACAACGGCTTTTAAATCCTGAAGCACCTGAAGGTGAAAGAAAACTACTTGAAGAACTGGTAACATCGGCGTTCGCCCATATGGATCATCAACCATCGGGTCGAACTCTTCATAAATGAACGTTGGCGTATCAATCTTTTTGTATTGACCAAACCATTCTTCGCCCTGCTTCCGTTGGCCGTGTTTTACATACTGCCAAGGGATTAGGCGGTTTGTAGCATCGTCACGCCGGAACCAAATTAAGGATGGATCAACTGGCACTATATCAACAACATTATTGCACCGTTCATTCAATACAACTTCGCCCGCGCAGGCTCCGCGAACCATAATCATCATGCGCTGAACTGTGTCAAGCTTGTCGAGTGAACGGCCATGCTGATAGCCTGGGGACGGCAGCGGAGTATTCAGCATCCGCTTCAACTCATCCAGAACACGTTGACCGCCTTTGTCCTCGCTGCCCGAAGATTTCTTTGCGGTAAATGTTATCCCTGTATCTCCCATCCGCAAGTATGTGTAGAGCGCATAGGATACGTCAGGGTGAACGGAAATAAGCAGTTCCAGCAATTCTTCTGCTGTATAACTTTGGAGCTTTGTCAGGTCGATATTATGCGCCTGTTGATATTTCTTCGGCAGCCAA